TGCGGTGTTAGTTTGGCTAAAATCTTAGCCCGTAGCATCGGGTCTACCTTTTCATACTGGCATTCACAATCCCAAGTGTTACTTGTAGGTGAGTTACATTTTGAACAAGTCATTTTTTAATCCCTTTCGGCCTCTTGATCGCGTAGCATCAAGACCTCATCGATTGCTGAATTGATTGAATTCCAGTTAATGCCAATTTCAGCATCGTGTGATTTGACGATGATCTCCAACACTTTGCGGGTTTCGTCAAGGGTGAGCTCTTCGCCGATTTGCTCGCATTGGTCGGTGATATCATCCTCGCACCATTCGTCACGAATTACCCATTGTTTCTCAGTTTTAATTAATCGTGCCATTTTTTGGCCTCCTGTAGTTGCACAAGACCCGCTCGCGCGGGTTTCGCCCAGTCAGGGCTCATCAGTTGCGCTTAGACTATTTCCCATTTCAGATCAAAAACTGTCGGGTAGAGCTCTTGCGTGGTTTCGGGTTCGCCCACGGGCTTAACCCATACGCGACCGGTTGAGCCGTCATTGTGCGGGGGTCTCCCCCCAGTGAGCTCGAACTCTTCGCCGTTGCGTGTTTTGATGATCGCGCCCTTGGGGACTGCTACGCCGGTTTTGTCCACCAGTAACCAGTTATATTTTGTTGCGATAGAAGTCATTCGTGTATCTCCAAAAATTGTTCGTAAGAGTCGCGCTCTTCGGGGCGCAACAAGTTGCGGGTTGTGATGTAGGCGGGGTTTCCGGTTTGCCCCATATAGAGCATGGCCTCAGTTTGAGCCTCATGCATGGTCGCAAAGTCGCCCAAAAATCGGGCATTGTGGTTAAAGACTAGATACATGAGCGAGCCTCCAATCGACCGCGGTTGAACAAAAAGACCGCTTTGTTTTTGTGTTCCTGATATTCGCGCGCGAGCATACGCTCAAATCGTGCGAGCTTAATGCGGTTTTTCTCAAATAGATAACCGGCTTGGATATAGTCAAATTCGGAATATTTCATTGTTTCCCTTGTAGTTGCATGAGACCCGATCGCTCGGGTTTCGGCCTCTCAGGCCTCATCAGTCATGCTAGTGCATCAAGTAGGACACCGGTTTCGAAGTCCAACACGCGCGACAATCGCGACACTCGCCGGCTTGCTCTGGGGCTTTACAGGCGAGCCCTAGAGGCTTTTTGGTGTGGACGTTAGACGTTGTCACGCCTCGCACGCCTTCGAGGCTTTTGGGGACTTTTACGGCCTTGTCAGGATACATACCCGAGAGCCGGACAATTAAGTTTTTGGGGATTACGCCACCGGCTGAGATAAAATCCTTAATAATTGAGTATTCACGGGTCGGAAGCCAGTGTTTTGTTTTTGGCGTCAATGTCGCAACCTCTATAATTTTCTTGAAGTGATCAAGGCCTTGGAGATCTCCGGAGTCGTGCCACCTAAAATAAGGATCTAAGCCAATTAGAGTAACCATCGCGTCCACCCAATGGGAATCATTAATTGAATCAAGTCGAGCGAATTGGGCGGGTTTAATTGTGTTTTGATACATCAAATAAAAATTACGATCCGCATAGCATGAAAAACAGATCGACCCCTCAATTTGAGCCATTTTGAAACCGGTCTCGCACGCCTCAGTCGGTAAACTGTAGGACTTGCAAGGCATCTTAGAAGTTTCGGTGAGTCCACCAGTAAGCGCGCTCGCCTCTTTTTTCAGCATAATTACTCTCATAATTTAACCCTCAATTAGTTGGTACATATTCCACCCGCACGTTAAAACGTGAGACCCGTTTTTGATTAGTTCGTCAATCATGGAGCGGTCGAAATCTCCCCATCCATCCCAGTCGATAGGTTGACGACATATCTCGCGCCATCCGTGGCGCTCATGTTTTGCGTGGTAAGCGATTAGCATGGTGTCACTCTCCAAAATAATAAAATACTGGGATTGCAAGAGCCGACAATGAGCCGACAATCAAGAGGGTTTGACTGGGTGAGCCTTGTAAGACTGTTACCGCATACCCGCCGAGACAAAGCGCGGTTTTGAGGGTGAGATAACCCCAAAATTTTGTAAGTAAAATCATTGTTTTGTTTCCTTGTTGTTGCATAAGACCCCCGCGGGGGTTTCGGCTCATTAAGCCTCGTCAGTTATGCTTAATTAAAATAGACTTGCGCTATAGTTCTTCCAAGCTCCACGCGCGCCAGTATGCGGATTTTTTGGCGGGTGGTCATAAACTCGCCCTCTTTTCGATCTTCCATCCAGTGATTCCAGAGTGCGCGAGCCAATACTGCGCAAACTGCTTTGCGGTATTCGGTCGGCCAATATTGGCCAACACAATAATCGATCCGGATTTTGTCGCTGTAAGAGTTGGCGGGCATAATCGTTAACCGGCCTGAGAATGCCTCAGTACTCGCCTTGATTAAATCTTGAGCGGTGATACCCGATAACTCCACTTTGCGAAGTAGAGCGCGTGCGTGTTGCAAGTCTCTTGTAATGGCGCGCGCCTCCGCGCGGTAACTCGAGGCGCTCCCATAGTTGCCGTATTCAAGCTGAGGGCGCTTGCGTGCGAAGGTGTGAAGGGCTAAGATAATTTCGTTTTTCATTGGTTCTCCAGTAGTTGTGTGAGACCCCTCGCGGGGTTTCGGCTAATCAAGCCTCATCAGTCACACTAGTGGGCATAAAGCGAACGAATAGATCCTTGAAGGCGGTAATTAAGATCAAGCGGTTGCGAGAGTCGGCGCACTGGTAAGCCTCGCCGATCGCACCGGCAAATGAGCCACCAATCTCGCGCATGGTTTTCGAGGCGGTGTGGAATGGGTCGTTGATGTCGAACCAGTGTTGGAGCGAGTCAAACCCGCGATCGTCAACACTTAGGCCGGTCAAGTCGCACAGGTACATGGTTTGCTCACTGGTGAGGTGATAATCGATTAGATTTTCTAGAGTTTTGAATTGTGAATACATAGTGTGTTTTCCTTAGTTGTTGAAAATATGAGGCTCTGTTTTTTGATACCCCATACCTTATATGGGGAAAAAATCGTGCCAGCGCGTGTAAGTTGTTGATTTATAAGGACTACAATTTGATTTTGGGGGTGTTTGCATGGAGTGCTGTTTGCGTTTATACTCGCGTCAAGTATAGGAAATTGGAGGGTAGAATCATGCCGGCAACAAAACGCGCGCCCACTAAAAAGTTAACCAGGGCGCAAATAAGGGAAACACTGGAGAGCACGCCAATAGAGTCAATCTTAGGGACAAAACAACCGCTCACAAGTAAACAGAGAGAGTACGCGCGTAAACTAGCAGAGGGGACAATGAGCAAGAGACAAGCATACAGAGAGACATATAACGCTCGGAGTGACTATACGCTCGCCAGTGACCCGTACAAGCTCGCCAGTGATCCACGCGTGATCCAAGAGGTGAACGCTTACAGGCTGGCGATTGAGGCGGAGAAACTGCGAACCCCTAGAGAATTAAAGGCACTGCTAATCCACCAATTGGTCAAGCACTCCATTGATGAGGATTTTCCACCGGCCCAACGAATGAAGGCGCTAGAACTCATCGGCAAACTGTACGACGTCGGTGCATTCATGGAGCGCAAAGAGACTACAGTCACGCACGTTAAGAGCGGAGACATCAAGGCTCAGCTACTGGAGAGAATCAAATCAGTGGTGGACGTGGACGCCAAGCCGGCGCGCTCAGGCGGGAGGTCATTGCTGGAAGAGATATCCGAAGGGCGCGACCCCACCCACGGGGCACCCCCCGCGACTGAGCTCGAGGCGGGCGGGGATCCTACGCATACTACTCCACTCACTCAATCCATCGAAAATTCCGATCTAGACCCAGCGCAACATGTTGCGGAACCCCCCCCGTCAGTCTCTGAAACAAAATAGGGTGGGGGTGTATATTTTTAGAAAAAGCGTTAAGAGCGCAACATGTTGCGGTAATGAAAAAGAAGTACATACATACGAAGAAGGAATTGAAAGCGATGTCTCGGCCTGGTAGGTTATCGGAGACGGAGTGTATGGAGATGGATATGACGCCTAAAGAGAGGAATGTGTTTTTGGTAATAGATGAGCATTGGAAGAAATTTGGGTATGGTCCTTCTTACGAGGACATTATGCGGGCGACTGGGGATAAGGGTCGGGCGAATTTGGTGAGGGTGATTAGGAACTTGTGTAATTTGGGGGTTTGTAAGAAACTCGCGAATAAGGACAGAAGTGTTCGGCCTGTTTATATTAAGTTTAGGGATTTGGAATGAATGTAGAGCAGATGGAAGCGGCGATACAGAACATGCCTCCGGAGTTGGCGGAGGAGATGTGGGATATGTTTGAGGTGTACAAGGAGAGCCTCAACGTAGAGAAAGCCGCCGATGACTTTATGCAGTTTGTTTCTGAGATGTGGCCTGGGTTTATACATGGGCGGCATCATGAGTTAATGGCAGAGAAGTTTGAAGAGATCGCTAGTGGTAAGTTAAAGCGTTTGATCATTAACATGCCGCCTCGGCATACCAAGTCTGAGTTTGCGTCTTTTCTGTTGCCCGCCTGGTTCCTGGGTAAATACCCGGGGAAGAAGATTATCCAAACATCCAATACTGCCGAGTTGGCTGTTGGATTCGGCCGTAAGGTGAGGAACCTGGTAGCCTCTGAGACATACCATAAGATATTCCCATTTGTGAATCTGAGGTCGGATAGTAAGGCCGCTGGAAGATGGAGTACGAATAAGAATGGCGAATACTTTGCGATCGGTGTTGGCGGTACGGTAACGGGTAAAGGAGCTGACCTTCTTATTATCGATGACCCGCATTCGGAACAGGAGGCAGCTCTAGCGGCCGGAGACCCAACG